ATTTATATTAGGGAACTTATAATGGTTGAAGAAACTAAACAAGTTTTAGACGTAGCGGCAGCGTCTACAGCAGTCTTTACAATGGCTGCTTGGCTACCTCCAACAGCCTCTATCCTCACCATTATTTGGTTAGCTATAAGGATATACGAGTCCGACACCGTTAAAGGATTGCTAGGAAAGAACAACGACATATCATAATTTACTTGACAAATCAACTAAAATAGTGTATAATATATGACAATTCTTAGTTCATTGATTGGCCCAGTAGCAGACCTAGCAACAGGTTTCCTAAAGAACAAAGCAGAAGAGAAGCAGGCAAAGCATCAGGCTAAGATGTCTGTTATTCAGAACGATGCTGACTGGGAAAGTAAGATGGCAGACGCATCAGGCCAGAGCTGGAAAGACGAGTTTTGGACTATTATATTAGCTATCCCCGTGTTCATGGTTGGCTATGCTATTGCAGCTAACGATGTAACAATCATTGCTAGAGTCTCTACAGGCTTTGAAGCGTTGTCTAAGTTACCTGAGTGGTATCAATATTTATTATTTATAGCTATTAGCTCCAGCTTTGGTATACGTGGAGTTGACAAAATAATGCAAATGAGAAAATAACTATGGCTTTACAACCAAGATTTGCTACAGACTTTGAGTCCCGTACAAACACTCCTACTGGTATGCTTACTGGTACGCCTGCTGCTGGTTTTGTTAAGCCTGCAATACAACCTATACAACCTATACAACCTATACAACCTGTGCAACCAACAGTTGAACAGCCACGTATGACTACAATGCCTGTGTCGGAAAAGTTTACACAGCCTGTAGCTCCTGTAACTTCTCGTACCACTGACACACTATTTGGTGACTATACTAAACCTGCTCCTGCTTCTCCTACTTTAGCTCCTGCTACTACACAGCCTGATGCTTTAGGGAGCTATACAGACTTTCTTGGTCAACAAGAATTACAAGGACGCGCTTTAGGTTTAGGAGCTATAGAGTCTGGAGATTTTAGTGGTTTAGCTGGTGCAGACATTAATAAACTTAGTCAAGATCCTCGCAATGTTACGGAAGTTTTTGACAAAGCAATAGACGAGAATGTTTTAAGCTACATTGCTGAAAATGAAATACCTCCTTTTAAAGAAATTAACGGTCAGAAAGTTTATTTAAACACCGGCAGAGATACAGCACAGACAGCACTTGGCGGTGGTTTAGCCACTGAAGAAGGTGCTAAAGCTGGTAAGTATGTAGGTCTAGGCCCAGTTGGTGAGTATAATGTTATTTGGCAGGAAGAGCCTACAGGTACTGAAGCTGTACTTAATGATCCTTTGATTAACGTAGCTGCTGCTTTTATTCCCGGCGGTACTCTTGCATTAACAGCGGCTAAAGGCGCTACAGGCGAAACACTAGACACAGGTGACTGGCTTACGCTAGGCATGGGTGGTTTGGAAATGGCAGGTGTTATTACTCCTCCTTCGACACCCGCTAATGGTATAGGGCCGGTAGATCAAGGTGTTGGCTTGTTTGGTACTACCTACAATCAAACTAAAGATATTCTTGAGACAGCTACCGCGCTTGGCGAAGGAAATGCTGCTGGTGCTTTGATTAAAGGTTTTGATTTAGCAACTCCTGCACTTGAAGCAATAGGTTTAGGGCCAGATATTTTTGATAACTCAGTAGTAGACTACGATGCTTTTAAAGAAGGTATTGAAGAATCTGCCTCTGCTCTTGCTAACGGTGAAAGTTTAGATGATGCTTTAAAAGCAGGCGTTATAGACTATGTTAGAGAAGACGATAATATTGATATTGGTGGCGTTAAAGAAATTGTTAAAGAAATTGGCAGAGAGCTTGACGATAACTTTTTCCAGCCTATCCTTAACTCCTTGCCTGAGTTTGACAATACTTTGCTTGACGGATTAAAGCAGTTTGGCAGAGAGTTTGATGATGAAGTTTTACAAGAAATTAAAGCAGGTGTTGAAGACTTTGCTCCTGAGATTGAGGACTTTGTACGTACAGTTGGTAGCGGTACTGAGGATGTAGTCAGAGCTGTTGGTCGAGGAACTGAAGATGTTGTTAAAGCTGTAGGCGGCGATGTAATAGACGCTCTTGGCCCAATAGGTTCTCAGTTAGAAGACATAGCTAGAGCCACTGGAAGCACTGTAGAAGATGTGCTTAAAGGTGTTGCTGGAGTAGGTGAGGATATTCTTGGCGGAGTAGAAGACGTAGGCGAAGATGTCTTAAATGCTTTAGGCCCGATAGGTTCTCAACTAGAAGATATAGCCAGAGCTACTGGCAGTACGGTTGAAGATGTTATTAAAGGTGTGGCTGATGTTGTCAGTCCTTTGGGCGCAGGTATTGAGGACGTTGTAAGAGCTACAGGTAGTGGACTGGAAGACGCTATTAGAGCTACAGGTAGTGAGCTAGAGGACTTTATACGACCTATTGGTTCAACAGTAGAAGACATTGCTAAAGCTACAGGAAGAACAGTAGGTGACGTTTTAGAAGGCGTAGCTGATCTTACTGGAGACTTAGGGTCTAACTTAGAAGATGCTATTAGAGAAGGTGGTAGCGCACTAGAGGACTTTATACGCCCGATTGGCTCAACCATTGAAGACATTGCTCGTGTTACTGGATCAACAACTGAAGACGTTCTTAAAGGTGTAGCAGCTGCCGGTGGTGAAATTATCGGTGAGATAGGTGAAGTAGGTGAGGACATATTAGATGCTCTTGGCCCACTAGGATCTACACTTGAAGACTTTGCAAGAGCTACTGGCTCTACGTTAGAAGATGTACTGAGAGATGTAGGTGGGTTAGGCGAAGACATCTTAGGTGGTGTAGCTGAACTAGGCAGTGATCTTGCAGGAGCTATTAGAGAATCCGGTAGTGGTCTTGAAGATTTTGTAAGAAGCACCGGTAGTTCCCTTGAAGATGTCGTAAGAGCTTCTGGTAGTACCTTAGAAGACTTAGTAAGAGAGTCAGGAAGCACCCTAGAAGACGTTGTAAGAGCTTCTGGCAGCACCTTAGAGGACATAGTAAGGGTTTCAGGAAGTGGCTTAGAAGACGTTGTAAGAGCCACAGGAAGCACAATGGAAGATTTGTTAAGAGTTACAGGCAGTTCCATTGAAGACGGCATAAGAGTCTTAGGCAGTGGCTTTGAAGATTTGCTTAAAGCAACAGGAAGTACCTTAGAGGATTTACTGAAGGCAGGCTTTGGTGGGTTGTCAGCCCAACAGGCAAGTCAAGCTGAAGCGGAACGTAGAGCACAGTTAGCAACAAGAACTACAGATAATTTGTTTGGACAAGATTTATTTAAATTTGATGTACAACAAACTCCTGAATATGATTTAGTACAATTACAAAAAAGGTATAAAGCATGACATATCTACAGCTAGTAAACAGTGTATTACGTAGATTACGAGAAGACGAGGTATCAACTGTAGATCAAAACAGTTATTCACGTTTGATAGGTGAGTTTGTTAATGAAGCTAAAGAAAGTGTAGAAAACAGTTGGGACTGGACTGGTCTACGGACTACGGTTGTTATCCCTACTGTCCAGTCTACTTATCTCTATACTATTGCTGATTCTCAGAATAAGATTAAAGTATTAAATGTTGTCAACGACACAGGCAACACGTTTATGTCAAGACGTGGCAGCAGTTGGATGCGTAATCTATTTTTAATACAAGATCCTCCAGAGAGTTCTCCACAGTATTACAATTTAAAGACGTTGGATGCTAACGGGGATAATGTGTTTGAAATTTATCCTATTCCTGACGGTGTGTATAATCTTAATTTTAGTATTGTTAAAAGAGAAGGTTACTTTACTGCTGACACTGATACCTTAAAAGTCCCTACACAGCCTGTGCTTCTACTAGCCACAGCATTAGCTGCTAGAGAGCGTGGAGAGACTGGTGGTACTTCAGCAGCGGAACAGTTTGGTTTAGCTGACAGAGCCATTGCAGATGCTATTGCATATGATGCTGCTCAACACCCTGACGAGACTATCTGGACGACTGTATAATGGCACAACAACTACAGAACATAACAATCTCAGCACCGGGATTCTTGGGTATTAACACTCAAGACTCTCCTATTGGTCTGAATCCTGCTTATGCTTCTATCGCTGACAACTGCGTTATTGACCAGCTAGGTCGAGTAGGAGCTAGGAAGGGTTATACATTGGTTACCACTAACGGCCCTGCCGTACTAGGAACTAGCAGAGGAATCTGTTGTATCCTAGAGTTTATCAGCAGAGCTAACGTAACTACTGTATTCTCAGCAGGTAACAACAAGATATTCACAGGTACTACAACACTGGTTGAAGTGACGTTGCCCGCAGGCTACACAATTACTGAAGACAACTGGCAGATAGTATCCTTTAACAACAATGTTTATTTCTTTCAGGATAATCACGCTCCTTTGGTCAGCACTGCTGGCTCTACAACGCTTGCTTTGTTGACTTCTTCTGGAACAAATGTACCTCCAGAAGCTAACGCACTTATGGCTGGCTTTGGTAGACTCTGGGCTGCTAACACTGCTACAAACAAGTACACAGTTTACTGGAGTTCTTTACTAGCTGGTGATGAGTGGCATGGTGGATCAGCAGGCTCTATAGACTTAACAACCGTATGGCCTAATGGTTATGATGAAGTAGTGGCTATCGCTGAACACAATAACTTCTTGTTAGTGTTTGGTAAAAAGAATATACTTGTGTTTACGGGAGCAGATAGTCCTTCTTCAAATTTAACTTTGCATGACACAATTGAAGGCACGGGCTGTATTGCAAGAGATTCTATACAATCTACGGGTACTGATTTAATCTTCTTGTCAACTCGCGGCTTAATGTCATTACAAAGAATTATTCAGGAAAAGTCTTTACCGCTTAACGATGTAAGCAGAAACATCAGGACTGACTTACTTACTTACATATCACAGGAAGTAGAGTCTAATGGACACAGAGAAGCTATTAAATCTGTGTACAGCCCTATTGATGCTTTCTATTTACTGACGCTTCCAGAGAGTCAGGTTGTATATTGTTTTGATGTGAGAGCGCCACTTGAGAACGGCTCGTTCCGTGTAACAACTTGGTCAGTCTTAAATCCTTTAGGCTTCAGCATGTTTGCTGATGATGCTTTGTACATGGGTCGAGCAGAAGGTATTGTTAAGTACGGCGGTTACTTTGATAACACAACTCAATATCAAATGCGTTACTTTAGCAACCCCACGGACTTTGGTAGTCCTGCTAACTTAAAGTTTTTGAAGAAGTTTAACTTGACTATTATTGGTGGTCAAAGTACACCGACTACGCTTAACTGGGGCTATGACTATACTTCTGCTTATCAAAAGCAAGAGTTTACTTTTGGTTCTAGTAATATTGCAGAGTACGGGTTGACTGAATACAACACAGATGGAGAGTATTCAGCATCTATTATTATACAGACACCTAAAGTAAATAGCACTGGTAACGGTTCTGTGGTAACTGTAGGCATCGAAGCACAGATTAATAACGCTGCCTTTTCTATTCAAAAAATTGACATACACGCTCTATTAGGGAGACTTATCTAATGCCTGAACAGTTTAATAATCAACTCAGTATGACCGGCCCTCAAGGACAGCTAACCAACCAAGCTGGTTACTTTAATACACAGTTGCCACAGAATACAACAAATACTTCACCTCTTCAAAATCAAACGTTTTTGCCTTCTTTTCCTAACACAGGCTTAAGCACAGGCGAAGTAGCAGGCGGTCTTGCTTTAGGCGGTTTACTTGGTGGTAACTTTAACTTAAATGATATAATATCTGGTGCTGCTAATTACTACGGTGGGCAAGAAGGCATCAAAGCGGCTTATGGTGTAGGTCAAGCCGGTTTAGGTTTAGCAGAGCAGATGGGGCAACGTGCTTCGGAAGCTACACAATTTAAACCTTTTACTGTAACAACTAATTTAGGCAGAGCAGGCACTACTCCTGAAGGCGGCTTTACTTTAGAGCTTAGCCCAGAACAGCAAGCACTACAAACACAGCTCTTGGGTCAAGCAGGTAACTTGTTTAAACAGGTTGGTCAAGATCCAGCCACACAACAACAGGCTATCTATGAGCAGATTAGGCAAGCTCAAATGCCCGAAGAAGAACGTGAGCGTCTTCGTATGCAGGAAGGTTTGTTTGCTTCAGGACGTGGCGGTATACAAACGGCTCAGTACGGCGGCTCACCGGAACAATTTGCCTATGAAAAAGCTAGAGCTGAAGCGCAATCAGGAGCGTTATTACAAGCACGTAATCAAGCTTTGGCTGAACAAGCACAATCTCTTGAAAGTGCAACAGGTCTTTTAGGTTCGGGCTTTACTCCACAACGAGAAGCCCTACAAGCACTAGGCTACGGTACTGATTTAAGTAACATTGCAAGTACAGCGGCAGCACGAGGCGCAGGAACACAAGCTACTTTGGGTCAGGCTGGTTTAGAGTCTTACTTACAAGGCACACAGTTAGCTACTAACCTACAGCAACAACAAATGCAAAACTTACTAGCTTCTGCATTGGGTACCAGTACTGGAGGCGGTGGCATGCTAAGCGGAGGTAATCCCTTTACAAGTGGCGGTGTGATAGATGAAGCGTTTGACACACCTGATTGGCTTAAAAGTGTTGAAGATTATATAAAAGGTACTGGACTCTACGGTAGTTTGTTTAATAACTCTTCTACTCCAAACACTACAAATAGTCCGGGATATAATCCTTATGGGGGTGGAATATAATGGCACAGTTAGACTTACAAGGGCTCTTGGGCGGCCCTCTGCTTCCTACTGCTCAACCTGCTCAGACTTATGAACAAGCTATGATGCAACGTGGCGCACAGTATGGTCAAGGTTTACGTCAAGCTGCTGGTGGTTTGTTTGGTACTGACACACGTACACAACCGGAGAAAATACAAGAGGCAGCACAAGGTTTAAATTTAAACACCCCTGAAGGTTTGACTAACTTAGCAAGACTTCAACAGGCTTCCGGTGAATATGCCGCTGCTGCAAGGACAGCCAGTGCTGCAAGACAGCTTAGAGAAAACGCTTTAAAGAAAGGGGCCGAAGAAAAAAGTAGGGATAACATAGCTGCTGATCTTGAAAAAGCTGGTGATCCTGATACAGCAGCGTTAGTCAAGAATGGTGATTACAGTTTAGCTCAAGGAGCCAGTGTTCTTTCTCAGATACGTGGAGAAAACCGTAGAAAAGCTGATCAAAAACAAGAAAAGGAAGAAAAAAGCGCACAGTCTATTGACAATCAAATTTTAATTTTAAAAGAAAACGGGTTAATAGATTCCGACTTATTTGACAAAGTAAGAAACGGAGAGGTTAAAGGTCTTAACTCTACAGAATTTAATTCTCTTGTAAACCTTGAGTTAAAGGAACGTAACAACCCTGTTAAGTTTGATAACATCAAAGCGTATAACCTTGAAGACGGTACTCTTGTGTGGGGCGGTAGAATACAGTTGCCTAATAAAGCGCCAACCATGATGTATGAAGCAGGAGAAAATGCTGACGGTATTATGCAATATGAAGTTCTCCCTGCTACCGCTGAAACACCAAGTAAAGACGGAAAGAAATCAGGAACAACGTTTACAAGTGCTGATCGAAAAGCCGTGGAAGCGCGTATGTTATTATCACCTAAGAATGTAAAAGGTTTGCCAGACAATAAAGCTTGGTCAGATTTAGATGCTTTTACTCAAAACTCTCTAGCTAATAAAGCAGCTGTAAGAACTAACGAATTAGTAAATGAAGGCGAGCCTTTAGATAAAGCAAGAGACAAAGCAATTAAAGAAGTATTTTTAGATAACATTGTTGAAGTAGGTAGAAGTATACTAGGCAGCCCTCAGTACGAGTACGTTTCTCCTGAAATACCTGAGGTCAGAACTCAAGCTGATTATGACGCGCTGCCCTCAGGTGCTATTTATATCAATAACGGTCAAGAACACAGGAAGCCTTAAAATGCCAGATCAATTTGGTGGGATACCCATTGGACAGTCTGCAACAACAACGGATCAATTTGGCGGAATACCCGTTGGACAACCTGCAACAACAACACCACAAAGTAAAGTCGGTGAGATACCCGTTGGACAACCTACTGTAGAGCCGACATCTTATGTTGCTGAGCGTCCGCTGCCTGAGATGCTTTCCGTTACCCCTTTGGGTGGCGGGGGTGCAGGTGTTCAGCTTGCTTCTTACTTAGGCTACGGCCCTTACGGTGAAAAGAAAAGAGCTGTGCTTGGTGAGGCTGGAGAAGTAGAGATAACTAGAGCTGATGAAATAGCAGCTTCATACGACATGAACACCACGGACATTGAACGGTGGAACATGTCCTTACAAGCCTTAATGCCTACTCCTAGTTATCAAGACTCGGAAGGAAACTACTTAAATAGTTTACCCTTCTTTGCTAATCCTGCTAATTATAAAGTGGTGTCTCCGCGTGAGCGTTATGGTGATGATTTTATTGATGCTAGTTACGGCACACGTATGGAAATACTTAAGGCTGAACGAGCAGCAGGTATTAAAGATGAACATGCTCTTACTTATAGTGTTCAGGAAGAGGCAGGAGAAGATGCCACAGCAGCTGTGATAGGGGCTGTTAGTAAAGAATTGTCAACCCCTACAGTACTGGCTCCGTTAGGCAGGACATTAAAACAAACCGCAGGTCTTGGAGCTGCTGTAGCTGGACAGATGGAAGCCTCTCGTCAAGCAGTTGGAGATAAAGAGTTTGATCCGTTAGCTATTGGAACGGAAGCAGCCAAAGGCGCTGGCCTTAGTTTGTTATTAGGTGCGCCTATAAGAACTGCTGCCGCTGTTTCTAAGGGAGTTTATCAGCCTACTAAAGCCGCTATTAAGGCCAGTCAAAACGCAACTGAAAACTTAGCAAATAAAGTCTTGACACGCAAAGCACTGAAGAAGCCAGAGGAAGGAGCTACTGCTGCTGCTAATAAGCTGATTATTAAAATGGAACAAAAGTTTGATGAGAAAGTTATAGCTGGTGTGCCAAAGAAAGACATTGCTGCACAGACTCAAGCTGAGTTAGGTTTAAACCCTGAGCAAGTCCTTACCGTTTTAGCTAATGGTACACGTACTCCTAAGATAAACACAGCAAAAGTAGCTGCTCAAAACTTACAGCTTAGGAGCAACCCTTTAATATCTAGGACTATAATTGGTAAGCAGTTTGATTATATTGCTGAACCAATTACACAGTCTATTAAAAAAATAAGCGAGCCTATGTTTGGAGCATTGCGTAGATTTGAGTATGACACACATGCTAACGTTGCTCAATCAAACAACACCATTACTCCTTTCCTTAGAGAAACTTCTCGAATACGTAACAAGGAAAAGGATCCTGCTAAGTTAGAGGCTCTGTCATCTATTGATCGAGACCTTCAGTCAGGACGTTTCTTAAGTGCTGCTAGGACAGCGGAGGCTAACTTCCCTACACTAGCTAAACAACTTGTAGCTCAGGGTGATCAAAAACCTATCATAAGTACTCTGTTGAACGACATTCACAACAGAGCTAAGGCTGTTGGTATTAAGGTAGGCTACTTAGAAAACTTCTGGCCGCGGGCTGTAAAAGATTTAGAAGGTCTTAAACAAGCCGTAGGTAGTGAGCTTAAAACTCCTATTGAACGAGCATTAAATGCCGCAGCTAAAAAGGAAGGAATCACGGTTGCTGAGTTAGATGATGACATTGCTGCTGAAGTAATAAGCAAAGTCTTGCAAAAGAAAAACATACCTACAGGTCAGAAACGTGTAGAGGCTCAACGAGTTATCTCTGAAATTACACCACAGCTTCAAGGTTATTACCACGATGCTTCAACTTCCTTAGCTTTGTACGTCGAAAGGATGGAGAGAGAGATAGCAAAAAGACAATTCTTTGCAGGGTCTAAGGCTACAGTTTTAGATAAGGCGGGTAACGTTGACCTAGATAAAAGCATTGCTAGGATGTTAGTCAAGCAACGTAAGGACAACAACATTAATCCAGTAGACGAAGAAAACTTAAGGCTTCTCTTGTTGGCTCGTTTTGAAACAGGCGAACAAGCTATGGGAACTATGCTTGCTAAAGCTAGAGACTTGCAGACAATGTCTTTGCTAGCTCAGTTTGATTCCGCTGCTATTCAGTTAGGTGACATCGGTAGTTCCATGTATGCTAATGGCTTAAGCAACACTATAAAAGCTTTAGCGACTGGAACTAGAAATGCTCGTGTTACTCCTGATGATCTAGGAGTTATTAATAAAGTATCTGCTGAAGTCAACACGATGGATGGTTGGAGCAAAGCAGTGGACAAGACGCTAAAACTTTCTTTGTTTTCAGGAGTAGACCGTTTAGGTAAAAGAGTCTTTCTTGACGCTGCTTACCGTAAGGCTACTCAGCTTGCTCAGAAAAACCCAACTGCTATTGCTCAGAAGTACGGCAAAGTTTATGGCGATGAGACGGAGCAGCTGATTAAAGACCTTCAACAAGGAAAGGTAACTGATAATGTCAAACTTTATTTATGGAACGAGCTGTCTGACGTACAGCCTATATCATTATCTGAAATGCCTCGTGGATACTTAGAGAATCCTAACGGTCGTATCTTCTACGCCTTAAAAAGTTTTGGTCTTAAACAGTTGAGTAGAGTTAGACAAGATATTTTAGACGAGGCAAGGAAAGGTAACACCAAAGCAGCATTAGAAAACGCTACTCGATATGTGCTTATGATGGGAGGTACCGGAGCAACTGTAGAAGAAACAAGACAGTTTATTCGTGGTGGACTTAGTTCGGAAGCTATGACAACAGATGTCAGTACTCCAGAAAGCATTATGGAAACTTTCCCTGACGCTGTCTATGAAACGTTAATGAAGGTAGCCTTCTTAGGTAAGTACCAAAGAGAGCGATACTTAGAGAGTGGGCAGGTTGGGAAATACGTAGCTGGTCTCGTCATGCCCGCATCATTAGGTATTGCTGACACTGTAGGCGCTGCTGCAATGGGCCTAACTGAAGAGGAAGTAGATATAGCTAAAGTAGAAAAAGCTGGTAGGTCTATTCCAATCTTCGGAAGGCTGTACTATTACCTACTAGGTGGTGGTGTTGAAGAGACTGTTGAAAAAGCGCAAGCTCTAAAGCAAAAAGAACTTAGAGATGAAAGCCTTAGGAAAGCAATGTAAAAAAGGGGCCACTTACGGCCCCTTTGGTTTACATAACAGCGTATTTGAGTAGTTATACTACGCATATTAGCACTTTGTTAAACTAGCTCACAAGCACCACCAGTACACGCTAACTCTTGAGATCCAGTAGTGTTATCCTCCTTCTCATACTGCTCAAGATCCTCCCACTCAACACCAACCGGCATAGCTGCTAATAGTTCTTCGTACTTCTCAGCAGTGATGTCCTCATAAGGAGCTTGCTGATAAACATGGTCACTATACGGCAACAGACTAATACCACTACAGAGATCGAAGTTCTCCCATATCCACTGTGCTACTTGCAAGAACTCATCATCAGTGTAGTACACAGTGATACTTGGCTTATGTTCGCACCAGTGATTCTGGTAAGTCTTCCAAAGCTGTAGCTGCTCCATAGCTCCTACTTGCTTAACTGTCACGCTAGTCTCTGGTGCCTTAACAGGAAAGCTAAACACTGCTGACGCTTGACTCATCAAGTCCTGCTCTACAGGGAATCCTTTGTCTTCCATAAATATAGCAAGTGGGTCTTTCTTGTCGCTGCGTACACGTCGAATGTAATGCTTAGAGAAGCGAGGGTGAATCCCAGAAGCACTATCAACAAGCTGGGAAACAGTACCACTCGGCTTAACGCATGTAATAGCGGCAGACTGATTAATCCCAAGACGACCAGCCCATTCCTTGTTTGTTTCCACAGCCACATCACGTATTTCCTCCAACCACTTGCCTAAATCTTTAGAAGTTCCTTTGCTCAACAGGTAGTGATCCATGATGCCTGTCATGCTGACGCCCAGCAGAGCCTCTTCCTCGGTGTTTCTCTTCCAAGCACTACGTAGGTACCTAAAGTCTGTTAGAGTTGCTTGTAGGGTGCCTATAATCGCTGCAATGTGTGCTTTGGACTTCAGTGTCTCAAGAGTATCGTCAGGACGTACAACAATCTCTGATAAGTTACAGAATTGATTGCTTCGTAGGATAATCTCAGAGCAAGGGTTAGTGCCAAATTCCTGTTCTGCATCTCTACGTCCGTTACGTGCTGCAATCTTCTGTGCTGCTACACGACTAAAGATACCACGCTCGCCTGCCTTAGACTCGTACATGTTCTGCATCTCTGCTAAGAATGACTCAAAGTCTGGCTTCTCTGTGTAGGCTACAGAGTTGTTGGCTAGTCTACGCTGTCCTTCCGTGTCCCACCAGTTACCATTCTTTGCTTTAGCCATGCGTGGATCTGACAGGTTCGACAGGCTGATGAGAGCTGACCTACGCACACCACCGACCACTACAATGTCCGCTATTTTACAGCATACATCGTGACACTCAATGCTC